ACCGGTAGAAAGTTTGTCACCATAGTTATTAAACTTTATTTTATTCGCATCAATAATAGGTTGAGCATCCTGCCTAGTTTCTATGGTAAAAGTTTCGTCCGGTTCCTCATGGAACACCTGATGCCTCCCCGGCATAACATCTAATAAAGTTCCTCTCTTTCTAGCCACTTGGATATGTCCTCTTTCCTCCAACCCTATCACTTAACTTAGTTTCAAGTTCAGTGGCCCAAGTATTACCCCTGCTATTCTTTGAGGGGGTTTCCTTTTTGGTGGTTGGTTTAATTTTTTGGTAAGTATTTAATTCAATTTTCTTCATTCATTTTACCTAAATGGTGGGCCTAAACACCACATTGCCAATGACTGTTTTGTTCCTTTTGTCACTGGTGTACTGCGGTGCCATTGATAAGATGGGAAAATTATTACAGAGCCTAAACTCATGCTGGGCTTCATCACATTAACCCCATCATTTTCAATTTGCTTAAATTCAAGTTCTCCACCCTCGTAACCATTAGAAATAGTTGCAATTAAAGATAACTTTCTTACTTTTTCATCAACAACATTATGATCTGATGCCCCGTCCTGATGCCAAGAATAGTGCTGATCTTTACCATACTTAGCAATCTGAACTGGCTCACATGAATCTATCTCATATTTCCAGCCACTATTTTCATTTGCTTCTTCAATGAAAGGAAATAATAAAGTATAAATCCAAGCATCATTTGAGAAAGATACAGAAGAATCTCTAAAACTTAAATCTATATCTTCCTTGGTTAAGCCATCTTCTTTCAGTGTTTTAGCTTCTGAAAATTTAGATGACGATTTCTTTATTTTTGCAATATCCTTTTTTGAAATTGCGTTTTCAAACAAACAGAAACCATACTTATTCTTCAATAAGGTGTAGGGGGGCTTTCACCCCCCTCTCCTATACTAATTACGAAGTAGTAAGATCGTAAATACAACCACTCGCATTCTGGTTCTTCGACTCCAAACCGTATTCAACAATCAACTCTTGTTTCTTGCTGTCGCCAGTTCGGGCGATGTCCAGTGTCTGGAAGGGTCGTAAGTATGATACTGCCCAGAAATCAAAATCTAGGAACCAACCATCACGTTCGCGCTGGAATCTATTTGGCATGACTTTGAAATTACCAAAGTCGCTGACATATACATCCCACGCTTCAACAACGTGCGCTTGACTCTTTTCATTTGCCGCTGTACGCAGCGGAGATATCTGAGAACTTGATGCTAACTGCGAAATAGCCTCTTTATTAAAAGGCCCAACCATGATCGTGTCGGCATCACTACCGGCAACAAACAATTTCTGAATCATTGATCTGATCAGGGTTAGACTGATAACTCGCTTAGTTCCAGCATCAGTGGTTGCATCATTACCGTCACCACCACAGGCTGCACCTGCCGGTGACCCGCCACCATGTAGGGAGTTTCCACCAACCCAAGCACCAAGGGAGCCAGTCTTTCTGGTATCACCAGTCGGCTGACCACCGGTACCAGCGGTCGTGTTATTACCTACAACGGCTGCGGTGTTCTGCGTCAACATCTTTTCCATGTCACGCTTTAACTCTTTGGCGGCTTTAGCCATTCTATAGGCTTGCGTAGACTTTCTGCCTGCAAAATCTACTGCCAATGCGGTTCCAGAACTCTGGATCGCTTTAGCAGAAATCTGCATATAGTTACCTACCCGACTTGGCTCAACAACAGCCGTAGACGCTAGATCATCACCTTCAGCCTGAAAGTTGTCTGCTGCGGCAGCAAGAACATCAGTCTCCCACTCAAAGTATGTACCTGAAGCGGAAGATCGGCCAGCACCGTTTACAAACGGAGTGTCAGTCGGTGAGATATTGTAGATAACATTGGAGAGGTCTTCACGGATACCTACAGCACCATAAGTCGTGCGTGTATTTGTTGGTACTGCCATGATTTATATCCTCATGTTAAATGTTTACAAAATCCTCCATCAAAAGGGCAGCGTCATCGACTCTGCCAGTTTGCTGAAGACGTTTCATTTTTGCAGCATTTTTAATTTTAGTCTCTTCGCCCTTACTCTTGCCCTTTCCTGATCTTATTACTTTGGGTTTATTTTTAAGCTTTTTAGACTTAACATCTGCCTTCTGTAAACTATCATATTTTTGGGCTTTCATAAGAACAAGTAAAGACCTATGATCCACAAGGGAACCAATTTCTTCGGGTGTGTAGCCTACTGAAAGAGCATAGTCTTTTATATCTTTAGCAATCTGCTTCTGCTTTTCTGGTTCTTTCCATTCTGGTAAAGCATTAGCCATTTTAGCGTGTTCCTCTTGGAGCGCATGATGGGCTTGCTTCTGATATTCTTGATACTGCTTTTGATATGCGTCTTCCTGCTGTGCCTGATATTGGGCCATTTTATCTTGAGAATCTCTAAACTCTTCCTTCTTTGTGATAAATGCTATTGGGTCTTCGGCTTTCAGTTGTTCCCAGTTTATGCTGGCATACTGTTCCAGACCCGGAACAGAACTATCTACAATCTGTTGTAAAGAGTCTATATATTGCTGCCTTTCTGCCTGAATCTGATGGTATTCTTGAGCCATCTGTTGCTTGGCGTTATCAAATGCCTTCCGGTGTTCTGACAGTTCTTGTGTTTTCTTGGTATAATCTGACTGGCGCGAATAGCCTTTCAGAAGTTCGTCGAAGGATACCTCATGCTCTTCGCCATTAATAGTAACAGCGTATACATCAGGTTCTTCTTCGCCTTCGTCGTCAGACTCCTCGGCTTCCTCTTCAGCGTCTTCTTCAGACGCCTGCAATTCTTCCTCGGATTCCTCTTCCAATGATTCGTCTTGAGTTTCCTCTGTGGACTCTTCCTCTTCTGTAGGTGGTGCTTCCTCTTCCTTTAGAAGTTCCCCTTCGGGGTTCATTAGGCTGAGTAATGCGTCGTGTGCTTCTTCTACACTTCCTTGATTCGGCTGTTGTGGTAATGTTGCCGGGTGCGGGGCTTCTTGCGTATCCGCCATAATTAAATTCCTCTTTTAGATGAATGGGTGTTGCTGTAATAAAACTTTATTCATGTGTCCTGTTTCAGCTATAGACGATATATGATTATAAAGTTTATCTAGCAATCTCATCGCAAGCCAGATTGATTCTCTGGCCTCCAACTCTTGTACACCGCTGCTTTCCCAGCGGTTCATTAAATCTTTCTTTAATACTTCAAAAGCTTCTTGAAACAATGGGTCAGCGAGAAGCCTTAAGGCTTGTTCTCCTCTTAACTCTGAGTCAAGATTTATTGCATCTACCATTAACTTTTCCTTTTCCCCCTTCTATGTGGTTTTTGCCCTGTACTTTTTATACAGATAGCCCAAGCAGAACTTTTACTCTTCCCGCTTTTTCTAACTTTCTTAACACATCTCTCAAGCTTCTTCGGCATTAACCTATTCCCACAGGCCGCTCTTGTTCTGCTTCTAATTGAATTTCTGCTGCCTTCATCGCTGTGTCTGCTTGTAGTTTAGCGGCATCTAGTTGAACTTTCTGCTGTTTAATTTGAGTTTCAGCAACCTTGACGTCAAGTTCTCCCTTCTTGATTTGAAGTTCGGCTTGCGCCATTTGCTCTTCTTGTGACGGCCCTGATGGTTGTTTCTGGGATGGATCAGTTAAGAAGTCTCCAACATTCTGAAATCCCATGGCCCTTATAAGAGCCGCCCCAAGGTTATACATATTTTGTTCAGTAACAATTTTTAATCCACCACTCATAGACTGTCCTGCAAACTGTAGCATTTGAGACAGATGAGCCATTTGTTGATCTTTATTTCCCTGACCAAGCGCCACAGAAACTGTGCAATCATACTTGTCTTTCCAAGCGTTAGGTCTTACTGGAATCCACTCATTCCTTAACATAATCATCCTTTCCTTGTCCTGATTCTTTAGGAGAAGTTCATAGATGGTTACCATTAAATCCTTTACACCTGTTTCTGCAAAATTTCTTGCAATCAACTCAACTCTACTTTGAGCGGCAGTCATTACGGCATTAACAGCAGTGGCCGTAGTGTGTGAGGTTAAAGCGTTGTCATCCATTCCCTGAGAATATTTTGAAACACCCGCTCTTGACTCCCTAATAGAGTCTATGTATTTTAACATCTCAAAAGAGTACGGCTCTAAGGAAGGGGTATCTAGCCTTGTGACTGCTCCGGGTGCTTTTACCCTAACTATACCGCCCGGTCTTTGCGTAAGAAGGTCATCTAAGTTGGCCTGACCCTCTATTACGGCATACCTGCCGAAATTCTGGTTATACATATTATCCATAAGATTACGCATTAGTGTAGACTTCATCAACTGTAAGTCCATCACTAAGTCGGCAACCGATAGGCCGAAAAACTTATGAGGAATTTTTACCGGGGTAATAGAAACAAAAGGTATGGAATCAATCTCATCATTCTGTAATATTGTCGAGCCTACAGTGCAAACTTTTCTAAGTTCTGTAATTCCGTCGCCATCAAAATCAGTTCTCAAGAATGATTCATGCAACCAATAAGTTCTTAAACCTTC